CCAGACAAGTAGCCAAGAACTTCTTGGTCATGCTGGTCAGCCAAACGATAAGCTGCACGATTGGTTGCAAGATCCATGAAGTTCACATGTGAGTGAGCTTCTTCGATGTCATCAATTTTAAAGGCAAAGTAGTTAGCTTTGTCTACAACCAATGAAAAATCTTCATCGTCAAGATCTTGTGCTGAGATCTGTGTCCCACGAGCGTAGCTGCTTACGGAAATCTCAGGTTCTTTAATGATTTTAACTGTATCACCTTGGGCAGAAATCTCCCCAAAATAATCAGAGTTGGTGATGTCACCACATACTGTACTCTTGCGGAAAGCAAGCTGTACTTTTTTAGAGTAGATTACGGAACTAAAGTTACCGTTAGGTAAGTTACCGTATCCCCCTGCTGTTGAAAAAGCCATGATAAATCCTCCTGATGTTGGCTTTGAATTACAAAGCTAAACGTAGTTAAAAGAGGCTGAGTTTTTTCTAGGGTGCAACCTAGTACCAATTGGCCTATCGGTACTAGTTTGGGCCTGTACTTATTCAGGTAATTCTTATTTGTTTAGACTTTTATATGAAAGGTTTTAGTTCAGAGGTAGTCTATAATAGAGGCTCTGTTTACTATGACCTTAGTTATATTGACTATTCTTTATTTGTCAATAACTTTTATCTGGCACTGCCAGAAATATCGTAAATAAATTTGTTAGAACGTAGAGCTTCATTAATTTTGTCTTGGTTCTTTTCAAATTGTTTAGCTGACATTTTAGCTACATCTGATTCTTTGATGTAGTTTTCTGCATCATCAGCATCAATAGAAGTTTTACTTCTTTTACTTACTACAGATGCTGCAGCTTTTTTATTAGCTTTCTTAGCTTGTTTAGTTAAACCGTTATCAATTTTATATAAATCAATAACTCTTACTACTGAAGCTGGATCATCTGCATTTTCATATAAAGCATCTTGAACCCACTTAGGTTGTTCTTCTGCCCAATTGTGAAATGCATCTGAATTTTTTAACTCATCAAAGTCAGAGTGTTCTTGTCTAATCTCTGCTTCAAGTTCTACTCGTTTAGCTTCGTCATGAACTTTGTCTATTTCTTGTAGACGTTTTTCAGCTTTACTAAACATTTCTTGTGCTTTTTTAGTTGCAATAGTTTCTACAATACCTGCAACATCTGGATATTTATTTGCCCAATCTGCAATATCTTCATCAGACTTAGGTGGAGTAATAGAAGAAGTACCTTCAAGAGTTTCAAGTTTTTCTTTCCACTCTTTTTCTTTTTCACCCATATGGCGTCTTAAATCACCGTATCGTTTTTTAAAAGACTTTTCTTCTGCAGATAACGTTTCTTCTTTAGTTTCTGTATCGGCCTCTGCTTCTTGAGTGACTTCTTCTTCTTCTTGTTCTGACTCTCCACGTTGTTCTGCTTCAAGTTTTGCTATCTCCTTAGCTTCATCTTCCATTCGTTGTTTACGTTTTGAATAGTTATATCCACGATCAACGAATCCTGCAGTTTTTGGTGTTTCAACTTCTGCTAGTTCAGGCATATTATTTCTCCTTATGTTGGGGTCAGCCGTAGCCGAGTAGCCTTATTATTTTTTACGTTTATTTTTCATCAAGCCGCCTTTATTTAAGCCTGAAATACCCATTGATGCATCTAACTCTGCACCACCTTTTCTTTCTTCCTCAGTTGTACCTTTTGTTGCTTGTTTAACTGCTTCTGTTTTATATTGATCTGATTTACCTGACATGTTTTGACCTGCAATTTTTTGACCTGCAGTTATTTGAGAACTTCTTTCACTACGATCACTTTGCCTTTGTTGTATTTGCTCTTTTGTAGTTGTGTCATAAGAGGAAGGACCATCATTATTACTATCAGTACCTTTTGATCCTCCACTATCAGTAGGTGTTTGTACTCCAGTAGAAGTAGGTGTTGCTACTCCAGTTGCTCCAGACATTTCTTCTGGTGTAATTACACCATCTTTATTTTTATCTGCTGCACCCATAAATGCTGAAGTATTTAAAGCACCTGAAGCTATAGTATTAGCTAAGTTTGGATTAATCTTATTATCTGAGATGTAATCATCTATTCTCTCTTCCATGTCTTCAATTTGAGATTCAGTATATTGACCACCAGAAGACTTAGCAATTTCAACTGCTGCTCTTGCTTTAGCAATACTACTTAATTTACCAATTGATCCTACAGCTTTCATAATAGGCATATTAGAAAGAAGGCCACCTATAACACTTGTTGGTTGTTCTTCTTCAGCTAATGTTTTGTCTAAAAAAGCATTGATGTCACTAAGATCTTCACCCTCGTACCAAGGTGCAGAAGTTTGCACAGGATCATCATCATCATTATCATCTCTACTTGAACGTGTTGTAGCAGCATAGTTAGGATCTATAACACACATAGAACCATTCCACATCATACCTTCTGGACATCCATCTTCTGGCTCTTTATCTTCAGGAGTATCACCAGTGTTATCATTAGGCTCAGTACTCATTTTTAATTGTAAAGCACCGGGAGTTGCATAGTCCCTAAGAAAACTTGGAACACTTGTTTTTACATCTCCTGCAGTATAATAACCCCTAACAGAACCACCTTCATTTAGTTGTCTTACATTAGTTGACATATCTTGACCTAAGTTATCTAGGTCTTGTGAACTAGCTGCAATAGATTGTAGAAACTCTAGCTCTTCTGAGCTAAGATCTTCAGACATTTCTTGAGGCATATCAGGTCTTGCCATAGGCGAATCAACTGGCTCTCCACCTATTCTACCATTAGCTTCCATATCTTGCAAGCCTTTTTTTGCTTCCATCCTTAAATCTTCAAAGAATTTTACACCGTAAAATCTAACGACATCAGCAGGTACAACATACTCTCCTTCAGATAACTGAGCAGATACATCATCTCTTACTTCTTTAGCCATAGAGCCTGAAGGAACTTCGTTCCCTGATACTGGATCTTGATCCATACCATCATCCTGTAATCCACCTTCTTCCATAAAGGCCATATTCATTTGGTTATCCATGTCTTCTACTACGCCTCCTTCGGCAAATTTATTTACTAGTCCACCTTTAAATAATCTAAACTGTGGTTTATCTGGTAGATTAAAATCTGTAATGTCTATTTCCATTGCTATTTGATCATCGTCAAATTCCCAAGAACCAGCCCTACCTATTGGTTTTGAAATTGGAAACCTAATACCCTCAGGATTTTTTCTTTGATATTTTACTGCATTATTAGTTTCAGTATTTAATGTTTTTAATACTTTATTTAAAGTGCTGTTGTAAATTTTATCTGCAGTATCTTCAGAAAAACTATGATAGTATGCAGCAGTTTTTGGTGGAACTACGTAAATTTTATTTATATNATTTTTCTTAGCATCTTTAATTGCCATTAACAAAGAAACTCTAGTTGCNTCNGATTGCTTTAGCATAGAAAGGTTTGCTTTTTTAAAATCAGATATTGAAGGTGCAGTATCAAAAAGATCTGCAATTTTATTTTTTAAATTAGGGTTATTTTTTACTGTTGATTTACCAAAAACGTAATCACTAAAAGCATTAGAAAATATTTTATCTATTGGAGTTGACACTAAGTTATCATATGTTTTTCTAAGTAAAACTTTTTCAGTAATTCCCGGCATATTTGTAGTTATTTTTTGTATAACTTCATCCATACCTATTTCATTATTTTCATATTTAAATTTTAAGTTTGCAAATTTAAACATTAAATCAGATAAAACAGTTTCAGAAACTTCTACAAATTCTTGCTCACTTACAAGATCATTAAAACTTCTATTGTAAAAATTTTGTGATATATATTCAAGTTCTTGTTCAAATCTATTTGTAAATTTAAAATCTGGTGGTGCTTCTCTAATATAAAAACTAGATACTAAATCAGAACTACTGTCAGTTAAACTGTCAGATATATCACCTGCAGTTAATGGAATTTCGTCAGTTGAATTTTCTTTAGTAGCTACTTCTAAATTTTTATTTCTGTCATCAGTAGCAACTTGAGCCATGTCACTTTGAAGTTCTTCTATAACATAAAATTCATTTCCATTATGTGTATACTCACTAAGTCTTGTGTGTGCTATAGCTGTACCACCATAACCCCAATGACTTTCAGCAGCTTGATAAAAATTACCTTTAGGATTTTTATTAATTGCAATTAATTCTGTGTAATTAGATGGTTCTGCCCCCGGTTGACCTTGAAATCTTATATGACCGGGTACAGCTAAACTTTGTTTAGTTACAAATTTATCTGTTGAACTATCTTCAACTAAAGGTATTCTTTGTAGATCTTTGTATCTAGCACTTCCACCTCCTGTATTAGTTACTATTTCTATCTTAGGGATATTTTGACGGGCTAAATTAACTAAAGTATCTTTATCATATATTGTATCTGAATCAATTTCATTAAGAAGACCTGACCAGTATAATTGTGTATTAGAAATATTACTATCTTTTTCTAAAAAATCTTTGACTTTTGATCCTTTAATTCCACCTTCAGGAATATCTAAACTTGCTACACCGGGAAGAATAGAACTGTAAAAATCAGAAGATTCTAATTTTGAAATGTCACTATTTTTTTTTCTTCTTATTAGTTCATCACGATTTGGATTTAATCCTTCAGCAGTACGTGCAAACATTGCAGTTCTTTTTTCGTTAGGTCTAACAAGTGGAGCAAAAGGTACTTTAGGTTCTTTTTTAGTTTCTTTATCTTTTTTAGATGCAGATCTAATTTTTACAATTTCATTTCCAAAATGTATATTACGTCTATCAGTATTTTTACTATCCATGATTTCTACAGGATGTAAACCCATACGTGGACTAGTCGTAAACTGTACTACATTTGAAGCATCTTCACCAGCTTTTTTAGGTCCATAATCTTCTGTGTAAATTAATTTAGCTTTATTACCTTCAAGAGGAACAAATTGAACTGGTATTTCTGTGTTTTGAAATAGTGGCCCAATAGTATCTATACTTTCTTTATTCATAAATACTGTTTTACCACTACGAGGTTGAACACCAGATACTTCATTATCATCTCGTTCTGCACGATTTCTTATTGTAGTAGCATTTTTAAATTGATCGTATGTAGAACCAGAAGAAGTTTCAAACTGTAGTGTAGGCTTGTCTGCTCTTTGAGCACCAACACCTACAGTACCAGAACGTTCTGTTGGTGTACCTTGTAAAAACTCTGTGTCTCCACTAAGTAATGCTTTAGTCTGACCAACTACATCAGCTTTAACTCCACTAGGTATAGCAGCACTGCCAGCTTTAGCTGCACTAACTGTTACTTTAGCTGCAGGAATTAATTCCATAGCAGTAAGTACATCACCAAAGACAGCTTCTCTAGCAGCATTAACTTGTTCGTCTGTAGCTTCTTCATAGTCTACATCGTACATGTTTCTTAGTCTGTCTTCTAGATCATCACTAGCTAACCGACTGACACTAGTTTTAACACCTCTTATAACTTCTTTAGTTGTTTCAACTGGACTAGTTACAAACTCTTTAGCACCTTCGTAAATACCTACAGCAGCATCTTTTAAAAAACTAATTTCATCTTCGTTAATTGCTTTACCTAGTTTTTCACCAAAGGATTCATACTCGTTATCTAAACCAAGAATGTTATCAACTAAAAGTTCTCCATAACTTAAACCTTTTCTAGAAGGATTATTAAGATTTCTTAATACATCCGATCTATTTCTTGGTTTTGGTTTTGCTGGTAAAAGTTCTGAGTCAACTGTTTGAGTTTCCACTAAACCACCTTTATTAAATCCCCGAAACTTACCAATTAATTTGCTAAGATCTTTAGAATATTGATCGGGATCTTCACCTTGAGGAACTACAATGTAATCACCTTTTTCTAAAGCTTCATCTAAAGCATTGTCTGCATTTAATACTGCTTTACCATCTTTAATTCTTACTCTGGGAACTAAAATATTTTGCCCATCTAACTCATAACTTTCTGTATGAGCAGCACCTTCTTCAGGATGTAAAGGGTTATTTTTATCTATAGCTTTAAGAAACCACTCAATATTTACAGAGTTACCTAAAATAAAATTTTCTCTCTCTGTAAAATTATCAGCCATTAACTTTGTCCCTTAAACGTAACAGTGATCTTAATGCACGTATCTCACCTTGAAGCCTAAATAATTCATCAGGCTCTCTAGATTGTTCTAATGCTATTTGTGTAAATAAAATCCTTTCATCAATCTCGTCAAGAAAAGGATTATATAACTCAGGGTTATTTACAAAAGGTTTTAGTGTTTTATTCACGACTAGTTTCATTGTACTGTTTGTTGTTCTTCAGTGTTGCCTGAGAAGCCCTGTTCTCCCGGTTGAGGGGCTGTGCCAGTACCTATAGTACCACCCCCTGCCCCTGTGGGATCTTGAACTTGAGCACCTGCTGGAGCCTCTCCCTGCTGTGGTACACCTTCCTGTGGTGCAGCTTCAGGATTTTCTTCTCTAAACTTTTTAAGTATCTCAGCTTGAATTGCAGCATCTGAAAGTGAGTTTACAAGCTTATCAGGATCAAGATCCATAGACTTACAAATTTCTCTGATAACATAATCCATCCTAGCAAATGGGGCCAGTACAGGATTTTGTACAACTTGTAAGAATTGCATAAGTCTTTGACTGCGTACCTCATTAGCCATTAAACTTTCTGTTCCACGAGATTTAATTTCTAAATCTCCTTTGATTTCTTCATCGTAATCAAATTGCATATTAAAGCTATAAAAAGCTTTTGCCATTGGACCAAGTAAGTAGTCATCTACATTTTTAACTACATTCCGTATAGAGCCGTTGGCAGCAGACATAAGCATAGAAATGCCAGAGGCTGTACGACCAACGCCAGACACCCCTGTTTGACCATGTGCAAAAGATGGAAATCCAGTTGACTCATCTGCTAATACCCTTGCTTTGTCAAACATCTGCATGTTTTCATTTGATACGTTAGGAAACTTTGTTCCGAAGATGGCCTGTCCGGGTGCACCCCCTTGTCTCCGAAACACTTTACCGGGGTACACAGATAAGTCTTGACCCGGAGTTAGGTTTGTTTCATCAACTTCAATTAACATATTACCTGATAGTGCAGCATTATCTACTGCCATTCTCATGAAACCATTCATAAGAGTTTGAGTGTCATCCATATTTTCTGCAAGACCAACACCAAATAAATTGTAAGGATTAATTTCATACGGTACTGCATAGTAAGGAATAATAGTAGGAGTAAATGGATTCATTACAAGTCTTAGTACTTGACCATTACATACCCAAATATTTACACTGACTTCATCTAAATCTTTAAACTCTTTAGGAATATCTACATCATGTTCCTTAATGGTTTCGGTATCTACATTGCCCCAAAACTCAAGAACCTCATATCTTTCTGGTCTTGTTTCTTGAGAGTCATCTTCCATTGCTTGCTCCCACCATTCTTTAGTGTAAGACTCACCCATGCTAATTGCATTATTAATAGAGTTACTCCTAAAGAAAGGACGATTTTTTAGTGCACGTAATTGTGAACGAGACATTTTATGACGTTCAACTACATACTCAGCTTCATCCATATTAGCTGCATCTGGATCTGGATAAAAATTCCATATAGATACAGATGAAGTTTGTGGAATAGTTTTAATTGTAGGTGTATACTCTCCATCCTCTGACCAATTTGGATATTCTTTATCTACAGCAAATGGGCCTTTCATTACACCAGTACCAAACAAAGAACACTCAAATGCTGCTACACGTAATTGTTTATTTGCATTTGATTCTTCTAGTTGATCATGTATTTTCTTTTCCATCTTTTTAGCTGCAATCATTGCAGGATGGATTGTAATTTGAGTTGCTGTAGTACCCGGACCTTCTTTAATTATATCAATAACAGGTTCTAGTCTATCATTTAAACCAGCTAGTCTTTCTTGTACTTGTTCAAAGCTTTCACCCGGAAGTGGCTTTAAATCTTCTTCCGTAACAGCAGAAGCTTTTTTTAAATTAGGATCTGTTTCAAAATGTACAGATTCAGCAACACCTTCTGGTAACGTAGTAGGTTCTACTGAAATAGGAAACTTACTGTTACCAAACAATACTTCTACAATCTGACCATAAGCAGCAAGGACTTTTGTTTTAGTTACTTTAACAAATACTCTAGATTTTTCTGTTGAAGTAAATTGTACATCAGGTCCATACAAACCACGATAGTTTCTATAAGCTTGAATCCACCTATGTTCTTCAGCTTCTCTAGCTGTAGAGGCTTTACTATATTTTTCTTGTACTAAACCGACAATAGTTCCTGCAAGTGGATCACTCAATGTATTCTTTTTAATATCATCTATAGCATTAGAATCATCAGATTCTATCATGTCTTCAAATTCTTCTTCCATATTTTTTCCTTAATATCCAAAAGTTGGATCACTGATTTGAAATCCAGAGTTTTCTGTAGGCATATAGTCAAATAAACTACTGCGTGGTCTTGTCATTATGCCATATCTTAAAGCATCATACAAGTGGTCTTCTGCATTTGTGTTTACATCTTCAGGATTATTTTTATCTAAAGGTAAAGCAGGTAGTTGAGATATTGTATTTTTACAACTATTAAAAAATACTAGCCTAGGTTCTTCTGTAAACTCATCCACTTGAAGTCTTCTATGTAATTCATTTTTACCAGCAACACGAGAGCCTTTAGATCTATCAGATGGCCTCCAACGACAACCTTTCATAATCATTTGCTCTGCTAATGATGGGCCAGTATCACCACGTTTATGCCACAAGCTAGAGTCTAAAACACCATAACGTATTTTTTCTTCGTCCTCTGCCTCTAAAATCATATCAGCTAAGTCGGTGGCAGTAACTCTAGATACGTACATTTCTCTGTACACTACAAGTTGCTCACTAGGTGTTACAGCTATCCAAACAACCCCTGTATGTGATCCGTAACCATAATCACAAGCTCTAAACTTAGGCCAACTATTAGGTATATCATAGGGTTCTATAACATGTATATTACGATTAAATTCAGGGAATGCTGCCCCTTCATTAATATCCCAATCACCTTCTAGTAATTGCCTACGTTGATGCTCAGGTAATGACAAAAGGTTAGCTTCATACATACCATCATCAGCTAAGTAAGGATTATCGAATAAGGTAGCAGGTATAAACCTACGTTTAAATAATGGATCACCTTCTCGACTATGACCTTTCGGCCAACATATAATTTCACCACTGTCTCTATCTGTTGCCCAAAATGATTGATTAGGTACTTCAGGGTCAATAAAAGTTTTTTTAACCCATTGATGCCCCGGCCCTCCGGGGTTGCTAGTAGCTCTCATATACAAAGGAAGTCCACTAGCTTTTGTTGTTCTAAGTCTTGACCTCATATAATCCCAAGGATACGGGGTAGGCCACTGTGTAAGTTCGTCAAAGCCAATCCAGTTAAAAGCTTGGCCTTGGTATCTCATAACATCATCGTCACGATCTAGATAAGACATCCAGAGTGTTGCACCACTAGGAGCTACCCAAGTCTTATCTCTTTCCATAAACTTAATTCCGGGTACAGCTTTTGGATAAAGTTGTTTAGATACAGAAATAAGTTCTCTTAATTCTTCAGTACTTCTACGTACTATTAACATTCTAGCATTAGAATTGGTTAAGTATCGTACAGGATCAGCAACTAAACTGTAAGACTTACCCCCACCTGCTGAACCACCATATAGTACTTCTTGTTCAGTAGAAGCTAAAAATTCTGTTTGTGGACCCGGATTTGGTTTAAAGATAATATCTTCTGTTTGAAATTCTTCCTCTTCAAACGCCAGAGGCTTCTCTAAGTTCTTTTCCACCAAGTCTTTCTGCTTCAAGCTTCTTCGCCTTTTCGAGGGCTTTTTGGTATTTTTCAGCAAGGAGGCGTTGGCTTGTAGCTTCTCTCTGACGTTTTCTTTCAATTGAAACTCTTTTCATTAATCCTACATGAGAGATATATCTACCTGATTGTTCACTTAACCAAGCAGATACATCTCTATAACTGTATTGTTTTAGATATTTTTTAGCTTCTTCCAATAGATCTAATTCTTTTGGAATTGGTAATAGTATATCACAGTCATCAGGGTCTTGTCTATAGCCAAATGGAATATGTCTACCTACTCTTACGACAGTTCTCCACTCAAACTCTTCACCCTTTTGAGGTGCTGGCAATGTCCAAGTTTTTTTTATTTTAGTCATCTTTAGGTGGTAAAATAAATAAAGGGTTAGAGGTAGATACTTCTACTTTATCAGAAGCTTTAAATCCACCACGGTCTAAAATATCTTTTGCTGCTGCCATCTTTTCTTTATTACCAAGATCAGTTGGACTTTCCATAATTTGTTTCATAGAATATGCAGCTTTAGTTGCAGTGGAAGAAATAAACTTTTTAGTTCTTTCTGCAATTTCATCTTGTAGTACATTTACAATAGAAGATGTAGCTACAGTTTCCCCATAACCTGCAAGCTTCTTAGCTTTAGTAGGATCACCTTGTGCCTCTTCAAAAAGAACATTAAGAAATGTTTGTTGCTTTTCTGTTAAGTTTCTACTCATTTCTTTTTCCTTACCACTCCACCTTTAGAGGCTCTAAAGGATTTGGTCTTTTTTGCAATGCTTTTAGGTTGAGCCACAAACTGCTTACCTGCCTTAGTGCCTTTTCGTTTTGCTTTTGTAGTGGCTGCATACTCAGAAGAACTAAGAGCATTAATAGCCTTAGTAGGTAAATACCGTTCACCAGTTTTACCACTAGGCTTGCCACTCTTAGTTCTCCACTTTTGCTTAGTCCAAGACTTTAAGCTTTTTTGAGATTTAGCTAAGGCCACTATTTGTAGCCTCCACCCTTAGCTTTATATTGTTTTGCGACCATTTGAGCTTTCCGGGCCGACCATTGTCCGGGCTTTCCACCCTTCCCTCCAGCTTTAACGGAAGCAACAATACCTTTACGCATAGTAGGCTTAGTATAATTCCCAGCCGCATTAACCGTAGATTTTTTGCCTGATTTCGCCACGACTTATTCCCATGTCATGCAGTTCCTTGTCACTCAAGTTCATGAGTATCCAATAGTCTGCTCTTCGTTGTTGATTTTCTTGAATCTTTTTTAATACTTTTTTAAACATAGCACTACTCCTTTTATATTGTGCAGGAGTAGTTTTACATATTTAGTTATAACATACTATAGATAATATTGCAACCCCGTTATGCACTTCTATTAGGATCAAAGTATTCTTCTACAGAAACGATTACTTCCATAGTATTAGTAGTTTCACCAAATACTACAATTTTATCACCAGAATGCAGATTAAAATATCCACCATTTACTAAGTTAGTTACAGAGTTACCCGCCATACTAAGGCTATTTGCAATGTATTTATATGCAGTAGTTTCTGCATGATAAAACTGCACAGATACTTTTTTAGTAGATGCATTATTATTACTTATATGCAAATACCTAGTAATAGCACTAAAGTTAGCAGGACAAGTATACACAACGGTAGCACTAGCATCTGCCGAAGTAGATGCAATAGTGTACCCCTGTGTATGAAATTTAGAATTGCTTAGATCAGGCATTTAATTAAAAACTTTTACCATCTTTAAACTTAGCATCTCTTAGTCTTCCAGCCATAGCTGCAACTCTAGTAGCTGGTAAACCCAAAGCTCTTCTTTCTGATTTAGACATATCTTTCCATTGATTACGAGTAATTTTTTCCATAACTGCTCGACCTTTTAATCTAGAAGGAGACTTAGGATCAATCTGTCTTTGAAGAGTTTCTTTTGCACCATCTCCACGACCACTACCTACAGATTTCTTTTTTGGTTTATTTTTTAAAACATCTTCAAGTGTTTTGTCTGATCCCGGCAAAAGAGTTTCAGTTTTAATAGGATTTCTTTCTCTAAGAGTTGGTGCACCTAAAGGTCGTTTAGGTGGACGTTTTGAACCGGGAGTTGAAGGTTTTGCTTTAGGTTTTGTAGCAGGAGCTTTTTTATCTGCAAGGTTTTTACCTTTAGCATTAGCCCAAGCAGTTAAAGCAGAACCCTTAAACTTACCTTTGTTTCGTTTCTTCCAAGCATCTAGTGTTTCTTTAGTTACAGCTAAAGCTTTTTTACCATTTTTATCTGTGTAGTAAAGTGATCCTGCTCTTCTAGCAGCAGCAATACTTTTATAATCTTTATAACTAGCCATTTTATTTTTCCTTACTTATAAGTATTTTTAGGGTTTGCAATACCAGTATTAATAGTACCAGTAGATCTAACCATACCACCTTGATTATACATGGCTACCTTACCGCCTTTGGCATAGGCTTTCTTTTTCATCATGGCTCCACCTTTAGCATAACCTTTTTTCTTAGCCATACCACCTTTATTCATATAGCCCATTTTATTTCTTACTGCTTCTGGTAGATTACCCATACCTTTATTATCTTCTGGTACAGGTTTCATCCCTCCCATTGCATATCCTTTTTTCTTCATCATTGTCTATTCCTCACTGTATAAATTGTTGAACACTCGTTGCGTATCCCAAACATAGTCTACGTTTTCTTTTGAGTTATATGTGTGTTGATTAGGTTTAAAATCAGGAGCACCTTGTCCTGTTTCAAACCATGCAGGGTGAGTTACTCTCACTCTATTATTGGGCAACGCAACAATGTTACCAGTATATTTACCTGCATCTAACAACTCAAGTACATGAGACTGTTTATGTTGTGCAGGATCATCAGCTACTTCACTATCAGTATAGTCAACAGTAAAATAATATTTAGCTGGATAAAACTCTCCATCTATTTTTGCTATCCAAGGAGCAGGACTTGCTCTTTCTAACTTATACACACTGTGTGTATGCGACATACAATCCCAAGGTTGTGCAAGATATGGTGCTAGTTCTTCAGGCCATTCAGCCAAAGGGGTATCCGCAACCAACGCAGTAAGTGGCATCCTAGCCCACATTGCTCCACCATGTACGTTTTCTGATTCATCAAAGTCTGACTCACACCCTGTGAAGATGACTTGGAAGCTGAGTGTTCTATTGGGCATCGTAGTAACACCGATGACCATACAGTGCAGAAACTCTCCATGATATTCCTCTAGATTTTTTGTGTACTCTCTACGTACCCAAGCTTTAAAGTACGGTATATTACTTGTTAGATTTGGCATTATGTTTCTTTCGCAAGTCTGCTTTAGCTTCTTTAAATAAATTTGCTATTGCAGTTTTCTTCATAACTTTAGCACGTTGTTCTGCTACTGTCAAGATTTGAATTTTTCTTGCGTAAGGTTTTTTTAATTTTTTTACTTTAGCTATTGTAGCTTTTGCATCATCCATAGTAGCAAACTTAATTGATACTGTGTCTTTAGGATTCTCATCTGTGTATAACCTGCGGCCTGAACCTTTAGGTTTTTTACCAGTACCTACTTTGGGATCTTTCTTTTTCATGCCACAATAAAGTCTACTATTTGTCCATCAGGAGTTCGTAGTTTGTTTGGATTAGGGTTGTAAGCATACATCTGATTGACCAACTTAAGATCTTCTACTGGTGTATCAGGTGTAATTTTATTAGGTTCTTTCTTGTCTGTAACTTTCTCAACAGGTTCACCTACACCATTTTCAAATACAATATTAACATGAGTTTGAAATGGCATACTTGGTAGAGGTAGGTGGGAGATAAGAGACATTACCACTTCACCTTATGTGACCAATACCTAGCTGATAGTTTACTAGGTTTAGAATCTTGAGCATTATGTCTAGCATAATAACTTTTCTTACGAGCTTTATCCTTTGCAGACTTAGGATTTTTACCTGCACCTTTTACACCCTGCTGCCCAAAACGAATAAACTTATAGGTGTCACCTTCTTTAGCCATAACACAGTGTGACTTCTTAGGATGACTAGGAGTTCTCTTAGGTTTATTAACACCTTTGAGTCCTTCTTCTTTCATCTTAGTTTTAACTCGTTCAGGAATTGACATTCTTAATCCTTTAAATGTAAGGGGAACATGGACGGTTCACTATTTACCCTTACTGATATTTAAACACTATTTAAGATGTATGTTTTTTACCGTCAAATCTTTAGTATCTTATAATTTTTTAACCCACTCTACGGGCTTGTCTAGCTGTAGGTGTAGCTTTTTTAGCAGAGCTACGACTAGCTTTATTAAAAGCTGATAGTTGATCAGCACGTGCACGTTTTAGTCCTGCTGCACGTTTACGTTTTAATGCTGCAGGAGATAGTTTTTTCTGCTTTACTGCACCAGTTTCGGGTTTACTACCAAATAGTACTTTTTTACCCGTAGATTCTCTACCTTTATCATCTAAAAGTTTACCTTTAAATGGTTTTTTAATACCTCTTTTTGGTGATATAGGTAAAGGTACTGGTTTGCGTCTACCCGGTTTTCCAGTATCTATGGTTGGTGGTGCTACTTTACCCTTACCTTTACCTTTATCTCTAATTGGTGATGGTAAAGGTGCTACTTTACCCTTACCTTTACCTTTACCTCTTTTAGGTGGCATAGGTAAAGGTACTGGTCTACCCGGTTTTTTAGTACCTCCGATTGGCATAAGTACTGGTTTACCCGGTCTTTTAATACCTCTTTTAGGTGGCATAGGTAAAGGTACTGGTCTACCCCTACCTCTACCCTTACCCCTTACAGGATTTAAAGAGGGTTTACCACGTTTAGGTACACCTCTTACTGGAGCTTGTCTTCTCATTTTAAATTCCTTTAATTAAATCATTAGTATAGCTTGGTCTAGTGTTTCTTTATTTCTTCTAGTCCAACCACGGCCAAAAGTTTCAAATGTTCTTAATGATTCATAAAAAGTTTGACGTTGTTGATAAACACTTTCAATAATCATTTTAGGTTCATAATTCATAATAGCTTGAAGGGTCATAGGTCCAATAGCCCCATCTGCTGTTGCTCCAACTGCACGTTGAATAGCTTTAGCTGGGCGACCAGAACCAGAGTTTACTCCCCAATCAAAGGCACACCAATCTACACCACTAGGAAGGTCATCTCCCCGAACTTTATCCCAATAGTTTTTCTTATAGATAGGAGCTACATCTACAAATGTTAGGTCACGCATCTCTTGTTCAGTAGACTCACGACCAATCCATTTGTCATATACTGCCTTAGTAACACCAAGATTAGTCATACCACCCGGATCTTTAGGGTGATTTACGAACCCACCTTCATGGTGTAGTAGCATTGATAAACATTTGTCAAAGTTCTTTTTCATTTCTTTTTACCTTTTACCATACCACCTTTATTTAATAAGGCTCGTTTAAGTACACCCTTTTTATCCCGTAGTTCTGGACCTACAGAGTTTGGTTTGGCTTTTTTAGCTGGTGGTTTGTATAGATCTCTAAGTATTTTATCAAAATACACTGGGTTATCTTTAAGGATTTTACGTAATCTTATTTTTTCTTTACCAGTAAATCTAGGTTTTTCTTCTTTACCTGTCCTATTAATAGCCATTACTTCTTCCCAAAGAATTTAGATACTGACCTGATTCCTATAGAGGCTGATACAATCCCTCCAAGTGAATACTGATACCATGCCGGCATAGTCTCAAGTGCAGCAAAGCCAGCTTGAACAATACTATTACCCCAATCACCACAAAATGCTAGAATCAAGGGAATTGAAAAGAGTAAGGTAATCCATTCGTCTTTCCAAGAGTTCTGAGTAGCATTGATAGCTGCTAGATCCCAATCAATTTCACCAGTGGCTTGCTTAACTTTAATTTCAGCATTAGCTTTCTGTACTGCTACCTTACCATCTAGGTAAGTAGTAGCTAATCCCCCAATTGCCCCTAAGATTTGTCCAATCATATTACTTCTCGTTCCCTAACCACACAGCAAAGGCTCCAGTCATAGCTCCAGTTACTGTTGCAGTAAGTGCTGTAGCTTGTGAAGTCATATCAGTAGAAGATAAAGACATAAACCAAAAAAGAACTTCGATATACATCCAAGTCATAACAAACATCATTAGTCTTGGCATAATCTTCCAAGCTAAAATACGTTCCATTGCTACTGTCATTCCCAATCCCTTTTTTTGTGAGGTTCAAAAACATCTTTACGTTCTAACATACCCTCTAGGTACATTGCTCGTTCTACATGATCTAAGGTATATTTAACACCAGTATCCTCTTCTATCTTTTTACGTACATAGAATACGTCAGATCGTGGGATGTGAACTCTTTTGAGTCTTCCTTCGTCTTCATTAGCTAGAGCTTTGTAAAACTCTTCTAAGACATTTTCGTGAGAATACATTTTAGGCAAAATAATTATCCTTAGTTATACGTTTTGAGAAAAGTATGTCAAGCTTTTTCATACCTACGACAGAAAAAACTTTTCGCACATATATAGTAATACTTTAAGTAATACTTTAAGTACTAAATAACTATTTAAATTTATTATTTAGTAAGTATTAATACTCTAAGTATTATACTATAAGTAATTATACCGCACTTTAAAGATATGTCAATACAAAATATAGCTTTTAGTATTTAAATTAATTTAATTTATCTTTAACATAATTAAAAAACTATAAAGTACTCTCTCCCCTGTCGTTACCAGAGTTTAATAGCTAGGAAATAATTCTTTTTTCTGTTAATAAAAAGAATATTATTCTGTATTCTATATATAGTACTTTATATTAAAACAACCTATAGTTTAAACCCTTGAAAATACTATATATTATTTTATATAGTGTTAACCTGAATGTAGTTACCACTTAAAATACCACCCCTCTGTCATTATAGGTACACGTATACGTACATACCCCCACTGGCCCACGCCCGCATAGCCCTAAAGGGCCGCATGTGTGTGAAAATCTGTAGATTTTATGCCTAGTATCAATGATAAATCATTGAAATGTATTGTTTTTATAAACAATAAAGGATTATCTACCTGTAAATAGCAAGCTATTTATGTGGAGTTCTCTGAAGCTGGGTAGAATACCCAGAGACAACCATATCCCCTTGGGATCAAACCTGCACCTATACCCTATGCTTTTCCTTGCGCATAATGCCCACCAAAAGATGAAAAGTTTTTCCCCTAAAGGGGAAGTTCAATCTCGGAAATTCCGAGAATGGGTAAACCCCCAAAGGGGTTTAATTAGTGCTTGACATTCGGTTTTCGATCTGTCTTTATAAGGGGGTCAAATCGATTTGGTTTGGCATAACCCTCAATTCTCAAGGAGAATACCAAATGACAAATTCTGTAGCACAAGTAAACTTGGACGGCAAAGTTCGGATCGGGAAAAAGACATATACTGTCAAGGACAGTATCGATCATGTCGTTGCTAACAACGACACCATTAAGTCTTTAGCTAAAGACTTTGCCGATGCCGTCATCCCTCTCTATAGAGAGAACGGCAATTACTTGCTTGCCATGAAGTCTATGCTTGGAGATTCCAAGCAGAAATTCGGTGAATGGATCAAGGGAACGGATCTTGCAAAGATCCATTTTTCAGATCGGTATAACATGATGCTGATAGCTTCCGAATGGAAGCTGGTTCAAGAAATGATGAAAAATGGAGAACTTTTCAAGAAGAATGGCGATCCTTTGGGTCTTTCTTCTATCCAGAAGAAAATCGCAGAAAAGAAAAAACCTGCTGAAGAGCAGGTTGAAAAGAAGCAAGGTTCTGCTGGTAATACCAGCAAAGGTAAACCAAAAGGCTCTAAAGAGCCTAGCAAGGCTGAAACAGTCCTAAAGAATACTGTTTTTGAAACTGTCGTTCCTAAGAACGAAGAAGAATTTGCAGTCCAGATAATGGACTGTATTGAAGCAAATGGCTTCAAAATGTCGGATGTCATTAAAGAGCTAATGGCTCTTACCAACAAAAAGTAAATCATTTAGCCCCCTTCGGGGGGCTATTCAATCTCGGAAATTCCGAGAATAACTTTAAATCGGAGATTTAAAATGGAATATAGTGGAGTTCAAATCTTGGAGTATTCAAATAATGAATACTGTTTTTGTTATCAAGGTCGGTTAATAACCGACAGATATGGTTTACCAGTTCTCCTTAAAAAGGAGAGTGACTCTTGGATAAACAAACATAAAGCCGAAGGCTTTATAGATTGCTTAATTACTCTTGGTGAAATATAAAGTAAGCTCCCTTCGGGGAGCTTTGTTTATACTTCAAAGAAGTATAGTGGTGTTCTCGGAAATTCCGAGAATACTTTTTTGTGGACATGCGGCAAAGGAGATCATGCGATGCCAGTAATATTATTTCTTGCTTGGTTATTAATACTTGTATTAACTTCAAGTATATTATTAATAGTAGCTAATACTACTATTAATCCTATAATATTATTATCATTACTACCTGTAGTAATATTACTTTCTGTTTTAGCTTTTGATCGGGGGTGATCATGCGTGTATGTTTCTATGATGATGAGGGGTTTATGTTTTCTTATCTTACCTGTCGTGACATGCGGCAAGTATCAAAGATACTTAAACGTTTCCCTAGTAATGCAAAATTAATCACGGAAAATCCGAGAATGAAAAGGAGAATCAAATGAGTAACGTACCTTTAGATTTAGGTAATGGATATACCTTATCCATTGTTGCCGATACTGGCGGCTTAGTAGAGGTAGCACTAATCCATGATGATCATGGGTTTATTAATACAAGTCTATGGTTTTATGATGTGACTAAAGCATCAGATTTTTATGATGATGTAGTGAGACACATGAATGCCGATCAATTAATAATTGCTTTGGTAAAAGCAAAAGCATATGCGAAAGGATGATAAAATGAATTATGCTATACTTGTGTTGAATAAAGATGGTGAAGTCATCTTTGATAGTGGGCCATATGATGGCGATTGTGAGGTAGCTGGGCGAGCTATGAAACGTGCCGCCAATAGGTGGGAAAAGCGTGGCTACGAAGTANAA